AAGGACTTGGGGATGGAGAAGGCGAAGGAGAAGGAGAGGGACTAGGTGATGGCGAGGGACTTGGCGAGGGAGAAGATACCGTTGTAGTAGTTGTAGTAGTTGTGGTAACTACGCTTCCACCTCCACCAGTTGTACTTGTTGCCACTCCAGCAGTAAATCCTGCTGTTGGTCCATCATTAAATGTAACTTCACCACTACCTAATAATTGAGAACGAATTGCACTTGCAAAACTAACTGATCCAGTGTTATTAAGGAATCTAGATGCGATATTCAATTCTGTTTTTTTATTGTTTGTATCATCTAATTCAGAATGAGGTTCATAAGCAACCAGTTCTTCAAATTCTTCAACCATAATTTCCAGCATGTTACTAACTGGAATTAGGATTTGTCTCTTCAATTCATTTTTAAAATATTCATGCTCAAAGTTTGTTACGGGATATCTGGATTCTGATTCTGTTTTTACACTTCCGTCTGGTAAAGTAGTTCTCCAACTTTCATTAACTTCAATTCCTTTTTTAATAAAGACTGTACCATCATCAAGTAAAACTTCATTGGTTTCGTAATGATGAATATTATCTTTTTTATCTTCAGTATATTTTTCAATTACGTAATCTTCTAATTGTTGTTGACCTTTTGGCCACTCTTCATATACATCAATAATATCATTAACTAAAAGAATTGCCCAATCTAAAAATGGATCATCAAATAATCTTGATGCAAGATTAGATGGGGTTTCATCGGGTTTAATTGAATATCCTTCAAATAGTGTTGAATACTGACTCAGGTCTGGTCTTGCTCGAACTTTTCTAAAGATATTTTTTACAAGACGATATTTGAATGCTTCGTCGTCCTGAACACCCTCGCCAACATATACGTTTGGGAAATAAGAAAAATATCCTGCCATTTTAGTACCCTCTTACAACATCTCTCTGTGTTACAAACTGAGTCTCGGTAAAACTCATATTCAGTACAACTGCAGGAACTTGTAGTGGTGAACCCTCAACAGTTCCCTGAGCACCATTCCATACAGCAGATTGCCCTTCTGGTTTGATTGCATTATATTGACCATCTGGAGTGTAGTTTACACTAACTCCAGAACAAACAGATGTATGGATTTTGAAGTGTAGATTTTCTGCAACTGCTCCTGTGTTTGGATTAACACGAATAAATTTAATATCGTACTTATCAGGTACTTCAAAGAATCTATCTGCGTTATCTACTTCTCTATCACTATCTGTACCATATCTAGGTACTGCACCTGTCTTCATATATCTAATAATACTTTGAATTTCTTTTGATTCCTTTTCATTACGAGCAAGCATCTTGAAAGAAAAATTATGCTGACGGAACTGCATGTTATTGAACAATTGTTCTGTATATGGGTTAAAAACTCTCCCTTGAGTTAGTTCAATAATGGAGTTGGCATCAATTTGTCCAGCAAGACCTAAGAACTGTGCTGCACCCTGTGCTGCTTGAGCAAAGGTGCCAATAGTAAATTCTGGCAGTGCTGCATCAGCAGCATTTTTTAAAGTTTCTGCTAACGATTCATAATCATTACCAGAACCAAGAGATTGGATTAATGCTCTACCACCAACGCCAATATTCAATTGACGATATGATGGTTGATATGCAGTTTGAATGTTTTGTGGCATAGCAATGTATACCTTAAAATCATTCTTTTTAAACTCTGCCTTATTATTAGGAACATTCAAACCATAGTAGGGTTTTCCCCCATCTTTGTATTTGATACGTTTCCTTTGAAATACTACATAGTCAATCACCTCAGTCGGGTTATCTGCTGCAGTTTTCCCAGAAACAGGTGCCCTCAATGGGTATGTGAATATTTTTCCTGCCAAAATTACACCTAAATACTGTGTGACCTCTATGTATTTATGAGATATCAAGGTAAGTACCGTGTTTCCTTCCCAAGGAAGTATAAAGGTGACCCTAATAATGTCATTTATCGCTCCTCATGGGAGTATAAATTTATGAAATGGTGTGATATCACCCCTACAGTATCTGAATGGGGAAGTGAAGAGATAATTATTCCATATACTTCACCTGTTGATGGTAAGCGACATAGATATTTTCCCGACTTTTATGTGAAGATCGCTAATAAAAAATATCTTGTTGAAGTGAAACCTTTCAAACAAACGAAAGAACCAAAGACTCAAAAAAGACATACCAAAAGATATATCAATGAAGTTGTGACTTATGCTGTTAATCAAGCAAAATGGAAAGCAGCAACTGAGTTTTGTGTAGATAATGGATGGGAATTTATGTTAATCACAGAAAAAGAACTTAAAATCTAATGGGCATTCCAAATAAACAAGGAGCGAGGTATAACTCATTTCAACGATTTTTGTCGGAAACTAAGGGTAAGTTTAATTCCCCCAGTACGACAAATCTATATTCTGTGAGATTCACAACTCCCAGAATGATGAGGAGACAAAATAATCAAGTGTCTTCATCTAAACTAGAGATTGAGAACAACGATCTCGATTGGATGTTAGACTATTATGCAGATAATATTAATCTACCTAGTAAACAAATTACTACTGGTCAGACTCCGTATGTAGGATCTCCATTCAAATATGCAACAAATACTGCATATAGTCAGTTGCAGATGAATTTTATCATGCCGCGCTCTCAATATACTAGGAATTTCTTTGAGAGATGGACATCTATGATGGCAAGTGATAGTGAGCAATACACAAGATATTATGATGATTACGTTTGCCCTCAGATGTACATTTACAAATGGGAAAGAGGTGGCGGCAAACTTGGTGTGGAAGATCCAAAATTGATTCGTGCTATTAGGGAAAATGGTTCATCAAGTGTTTTAGTAGCAAGACAATATGATTTGACTGCTGCTTGGAAACTTCATAATGTATATCCATATAATATTGGATCTGTGCAATTAAATAATGCTTCTGCAAAAGTTATGTCATTGGGCATAGCATTTTACTATGAAAGATATAGATTCTATGCTAAAGGCAAGTTTGATGATCCTGGTGTTTTAGATGGTATGACTGTACCCGCAAATGCGGATAATACTACAGATCAATCTACGAACAGAAATATTTTTAGTGGTATTATCGATGTGCTTGATAACCTCTTCTAATGAGGTCATAAATAAAAATACTGATGTGAATATCTATGGCATTACCAAAGATTAATGTACCTAAGTACAAAATGAAATTACCTTCTGATGGCAGAACGGTAAATTATAGACCATTTCTTGTAAAAGAGGAAAAAATTCTTCTTCTTGCTACTGAAACTGGTGAACAACAAGATCTGATCAATGCGATCACAGACATTATTAAAGAATGTACTGACATCAAAGATGTTGACAAACTTTCTACTTTTGATATCGAATTTTTATTTTTACAGATTCGTACAAAATCCGTTGGTGAAAGTGTAGACATCAGTGTCACATGTCCTGATGATGGAGAAACTGAGGTTCCTGTTTCTATTCCTTTAGATGAAATTAAAGTTGTAAAAACTAGAGGTCATAAAAAAGAACTTAAGTTATCTGATGAAGTTGTTGTGACTATGGGTTATCCCAGTCTCGATACATTTGTTTCAATGAATTTTGGCGAAGATGAAAATCAAGTTGATCAAATCTTTGAAATGGCAGCAAGTTGTGTAGAAACAATTGCAGATGCTAGTCAAGTTTATGATTGTTCAACTGTACCTAAATCAGAATTATTAGAATGGTTTGAAGATTTAAATAGCAAACAGTTTCAAATGATTCAAAAATTCTTTGAAACCATGCCTAAATTATCTCATACAGTGACTGTAACAAATCCAAATACAGGCAAAGATAACGAGATTGTACTTGAGGGTCTAGCGAGTTTTTTCGCATAGCACTCCTTCACAACAATCTTCGTTCTTATTATGAAGGAAACTTTGCCCTAATGCATCATCATAAATGGAATATCGATCATATCGATAATCTGATGCCTTGGGAAAAGGAAATCTATGTGAATATGTTGATTCAATTCCTGAAAGAAGAGGAACGTAGAATGAAGGAGCAGCAAGCAGCAAGTGGCTAAATTACAAACATATAAATTTGTAAATCCTGGTATAGCAGCAAGTGCTAGTCCAGTAGCTACCGCTGCTCGCCAACAAACCTTAGCATTTAATCGATTAGGCACTACTGTATCATCAATTGGTAGTGTTGTAAAAGATATTGAACAAGTATCGATCTTAAACAATAAGGCTGATCAGAAAGAACTTATTGCAGAGCGTCGTAGAAAAAGAAAAGAAAGGGATGCTGCAGCAGAGCAAGCAGCAGAACTAAAAGACATAGAGAAGAAAAAGTTAAAACCAGATAATAAATTAAAAAAGGTTGCTAAAGGTAGTCTTAGTTGGATTGAAAAATTTCTAGCACCGATTGGCAATTTTTTATTATCTCTTTATAAGTTTGCGATTACAACCGAAGTCCTTAAATGGATTTCAGATGAAGAAAATATAAAAAAACTAGAAGAGTTTTTATGTAAAGCTGATTTTGTCTTTAGCACGATATTTGGTTGGGCAAAAGGATTTACCGAAAATGTCTTAAACGGTTTTTCGGATTTAACTGCTGAAGATAGTACTTTTATCGAAAGGATAAAGGGTCTTGGTGAGATGATGCTGGGCATCACTGCCCTGAAGTATTTGATGAATCCCTTTAGTCTTATTGGGGATATCTTAAATTTATTAGGTCGTCGTGAGCAAGCACAGAAACTAAAAGATAAGGCAGATAGAGCAAGAAATCAACAAAGAAATCAAAGATCAGGAAGACCGCAATTAGGATCAGGGCAAACTACGTCTCTTGGTTCTCGACCTGCTGGATTTGTACCAAGATCTGATGCTGCAGGAAATCAAGTTGCTGGAAGAGGGCAGCAGTATAGAAATAATCTTAGTAGAGTTGGGCAGGGTGCAACAACACAACCTCTCAAACCAAGTAGGTTAAGAGGATTCACTGCAAACCTACAAACAGGTACTGCCAATGTTCCATTACCTGCTGGAGCACAGAGAGGTTTATATGGTGGTGTACAAAAAGCAGGCAAAGCATTTGCTGGTGCTAAGAATTTCTTTAGAGGATTAAGGATACCTATCATTGGACCGATACTTATGGGTATCGGATCCTACATGGAGACGGGTAAAGTTGATCAAGCATTGTTTGTAGCAGGTGGTGCTGCGATCGGTGGTGCTTTAGGAACGTTAATTCCTATCCCCGTTTTAGGAACACTACTTGGTGAAACAATTGGTGGATACATCGGTGATTTGATGTATATCCTGCTTAAAGGTGGTGGACCTGAAGCACTTGGACAAAAGTTAAGACAAGATATTCAAAAGGTCTTAAGTGTAGGAAAAACTGTCACTGATTGGATTGGATCTGGACTTAGCAGATTCTTTGAAGGTGTTCCAAAATATAATATTTTTGGTAAAAAGGTTCCAGATCCATTCTGGATGCTGAATCCAGTTAATTTATTTGAAAAGGCAGGAATTTTCAGTAAGGCATTTTTCTCTCGTGATCCGATGAACGAGACGCCTGAACAAAAGGCGTTGAGAATAAAACAACAAGAGAAAGAACGAAAGGAACTTGAAAGACAGTTAGAACAACAATATGATCGTTCAAATCAAATAGATCAATCTTTAATTGATTCTGTAGATCTATACAGAAATGGTGGATATCTTCAAGAGATGTTCTTAGGTGGTCTTTGGAAAAAGGTTAAGAAAGTTGGTTCTTCTATTTGGAAAGGTGTTACCAAGATTGCATCTAACCCGATTGTTTCAACTGTAGCAAGTTTTATTCCTGGTGCAAATATTGTTGTTCCTGCTATTAATGCAATTAATGCGGTAAGCAGTGGTAATTACCTTGGCGCTGTTATGAGCGGTCTTGGTGCGGTTGGTGGATTTGCTTCGATTGGTTCTACCGCACAATCAATGGTTAACACTCCAGACTGGTTGATAAACTTGCGTATGAGTGGTTTTGGTCAAGGTGTTTCTAACTTATACAACCAAGGAGCAAAATTCTTTGGTGGTATTAACACATATCTTGATAATAATCCTTGGATCGGTAATGTAGCAGGTAATTTAATGCGAGGTAATATTGGTGGTGCCATTACAACGGGTCTTAATCAACTAGATCCAAGATTTGGTAACATTGCTGGAAGTCTCTTTGCGGGTGATTATCGTGGTGCTATCGGGAGTGGACTTGGGATGATTGATCCTAGATTTAGTGGTATTGCTAATGATATTTTTGCTGGTAATTTTGGTGGTGCTGTGTCTGGTGGACTTTCAATGTTTGATCCTCAACTTGGTGGCATCGCAAGTAATATTTTTGGTGGTAATTTTATGGAAGCGGGTTTAAGTGGAATTGGGATGATCAATCCCAATCTTGAAGCTGCGGCAAGAAGTTTTATCTCAGATCCAGTAGCAACTATTGGTAGTATTGCAGAACAAAAAGGATTGGGTGGTTTATATAAAGGTATTTTGGGCGTTGCTAGTGGTGACTATAAGGGTGCTATGAGAACGTTGGGTGCTGAGATTGGGGTTGATCCAAAGTTTTTAGGAGCAGCAGAAAAAATATCAGACAAGGTATTCTCTGAGAAAGGATTGTCTGCTGAATTTGTAATGAATGAAGTAGCAGAATTTGTCCCCATACCAATGATTGTGGAAAAACTTGTTCCCTTACCTACAGCGGTTCCACTAAATAATGAAGAACAAGCATATACCGCAGTCTCAACATCACTGACATCTAGAATGCGATAATGGCAACTATACAGAAAGGCGCAAAAATCAATTTTTATAAATTTGTTCAGGTACAGAGTCCTACTAGTTCTGCTGTCAGATCTGATGAAAGTGCTGCGCTAGCAAAAACTATCAATACGAATACCCAAGCAGTAAATAATCTTGGTGCTACTGTAAACTCTATTGGTAAGATTCTTGCTTCTGTAAAGAAGGCATCTATTCTTCAACTAGAAATGGAGGAGAAGAATAGAAAGAAATTTCAGGCAGAATATACTAAAGAATTAAGAAGACAAAAGAAGTCTGCCGCATCTCCCTTAGCCGTGTTTAAGAAACCCAGTTTCTTAGAGGGTCTATTCAACTTCCTTTCTGGTCTTATTAAGGCAGCAATTATCATTCCTGCATTAAAATGGTTATCTGATCCTGAGAATAGGGAGAAAGTTGAACGTATAATTGAAATTATTAGTAAAGTTGCGACCTTTATCTTTGATGTCGCGAAGTTTGGTGTAGTTAATACTATTGAAGGATTATACACTTTACTGTCTGATGAATCAAGTCCTTGGGAAAAGGTCGGAGGATTGGTACGAGGTTTAGTTGGACTTGGTACATTATTACTTGGCATTAGATGGTTAAGTAATCCAGCTAACATTATTAAAGACTTTGGTGATGTTCTAAAATTCTTTAGAAACAATTTGAAGGATGCTAAGACAAGATTGGGTATGGGTTTAGGTGCTAAAGTTGCATTAGGCACCGTTGCAACAGTTGCAGTCATGGAAGGTGTATTTACTGCATCTGCAGCTGACACCACTGTAGAAGGAAATAAAGACATGCCCCTAGGCATCACGCCAGGCACTGAGGGTATCGGTCCTGTTGCTGATGGCGGTAGATATGGTCAAGTTTTAGAAAATATTCAAGAATCTAAAAAACGAACCGAAGAATTTAAAAAACAAAGAGAAGAACCAGGTGGACTTCTTGGATTTTTAAATAATATATTCAAATCAAACGGTGGAAAAATTCCACAAGCAGCACAAGGAGGATGGATTAGTGGACCACAATCGGGATATCCCGTATCACTGGACGGGGGGAGATCAACCTCGTTCATCGGACATGGAACTGAGTATGTTGCTAGAAAGGCAAATGGGGGAGCTTTCGTCGTTCCTTTTAATACTCCTGGAACAAAAACGCAACCTCACTTAACACAAAAAAGAATTGGTGAAGCAAAGAGTTTAGGATTCAATGTTCCTGGATTTTCTTCAGGTGGTTCTGTTGCAATGACTGAAACCCAGAAAAAAGCACTTGGAGTGCTTGCTAAGTATGAATCGGGTGCTGATGGATATAATGCTGTCAATCAATATGGAGATAAAGGAGGTAGAGGAAACAAGTATTATTTCCCTGATGGTTCATCATCTTTTGCTGGTGATTTCAGAAAAATGTCAATGCATGGTGGGAAAGCATTAACAGATTTATCAGTACAAGATGTTCTTGATTTACAATATGACAATGGTTCTCTTTCGATGAGGCAGTGGGTTGATCAAGGAAAACTCCATGCTGTAGGTAGATATCAATTCATTGGTAACACATTACCAGGTTTAGTTAATAGATCAAATATTCCAAGAGATGCTAAGTTTGATAAAAGAGCGCAAGATATCCTTGCACTGCAATTGATGAAAGAACGTGGAATTTCTCCATGGGTAGGACCTAGTGATAAGGCAACTCAGGCGGAAAGGGCAGTTGTTCAAAAAGCAAGAAGAGATCCGATTCCCACTTATAATTACGTTCCAACTGCTCCAACAGCATCAGCTAGGGATTATGGTAATAATGTGCTCACAAGTCTAGGAAATATGTTTGGACTTGGTGGAGATTCCTCACAAGGATCTGGATCTCAATCTGGATCTCAATCTGGATCTCAATCTAAACCTGAACCAGAACCTAAGAAAGATAAAGGTAATTGGTTCCAGCAGTTTTGGAGAGGTCTTACTGGCAATGAATTTGGTAGCACTTCTACCAGTCCGTCTCCTTTAGAATCCAATCAGTCTACACTCAAACAAGATCAGGAAAGACGAGAAAGGGAAGAGAAAGAAGATGATGTAGCAAGCGTATCCGATAATATTTTAACATTAGGCAATCTTATGCCAAAAGGTGCTTCTGATGCTAGAAGTATTGAAGAGATTATGGGTGTTGATCGAAAATCGATGGTCAATGAACGAAAAGAAAAACGAGATTTAAAGAAGGCAACTGAGCAAAGAAATAAAGCTAAAAAGAAAGTGAGAGACAAGAGTCAAGATATGATAAAAACTGCCATAACTGCGATTGCAGAGCAAAATGGTTTAAATAGTCAAGCAATTGCGGCAGCACAACAAGCTGTACAGTTGGCAATGGGTAATTCTGGTAATTCAACTCCACAACCTGTGGGTGGTGGATCTGCTAGAAACAGATCGGTTGCTTCTAGATTACAATCTTCTCTCAATCTTCTCGGCGGTATATTACGATGACATTAAAAAGAAATCAAACAGGGGAAGTTGAAGTAACTGTAAATCTCTTCCGTAACGGACAGAAACTTACTAATGAAGAAGGTTCGGATAATATTTACGATTTTGTGAGTGGTATTGAGATCTACGAAAGTATCACATCATCAACATTAGAAGCACAGTTTATTATTAATGATAGTGCGGGTTTCCTGGGTGCTATGACTGGTTCTGAGCAATTCAAAGTCAAAATCAGGGGTAGTATTATTGATAAAACGTATTATTTTAGAGCATATAATATTGAGAATAGATCAAGATTCAACACATCAGATGCGTTTATGGTTAACTGTGTATCTGATGAATTTTTTCAAAATGAAATTAAAAATGTATTCGGTAATAGTGAGGTTGTTTTTAAATCAACAGAGTCTTCTGAAATTGTAAAACAACTTTTGCGTACAGATAATAGATTCATAAACACCAATAAGAATGTATTCATTGAAGAGACTATAAACAAACAGCAATTCATTGTACCTAATTGGAGACCTTTTGATACAATCTATTGGATTGCACAGAGATCTGTTCGCAAAGCAAAAAAAGGTGGAACTTTGCAGAATGGATTTGTTTTTTATGAAAACTCATTAGGATACCATTTTAAATCCATTGATAAACTTATTGATAATGTAAACAATCAAACTGAATCAAAGACTAATTTTACCACAGGTGATACTAGATTGTACACCTATGTGTACTCTGCAAAAAAATCTGGTAATGATGCAGCAGATCAATTTAAGATTGAAACTTTAATTTTCCCAGATGAAAGAGACTTTCTGTCGGGTCTTCGTAATGGTAGTTGGGCAGGATTTAGTATTGGTTTTGATCCTGTAACAGTAACACAATCAAAAATGGGTTTGAGCACCGACATGTCTGTTGATGCATATCGTTACAATGTTAGTGATCTATGGAAAAAAATGTCTCACCTCAACGAGAAGAAGACTGTCAATCCTTTGACTGTCATGGATGAACAAATTCAAAATGCGACACGATATCCTAGAAGGGTGAGATACACTATATTACCAAATCAAATTTTTGATCCGAAGTTTAAAAATAATCCACAAAAAAATTATGAGGAATTAGTAGAACTTCAGGCATACCAATGGATGCGAATCGAATCATTTAAAAATATTAAATTGCAAGTTCAAGTTCCTGGTAATTTAGATTTATATGCTGGATCTGGAATGAATGTAGTTATTCCAGCTACATTTAAGGCAAATACAACAACACAAGTTGACAGAAAGTATAGTGGCAGATACGTAATCAGTGGGTTGACGCACAAAATTGTCGGCACTAGGATGGTGACAGAAGCACTACTGTTGAAAGATTCGATACAGAGAGCTTCTACTTAATTTCCATAAATATTATTGTATTAGGAGGTACTATGGAAAGTATCGAACAACATATCGAGAAGGACAAGAATATCCTTCAAGACCCAACCGTTTCCCCTCAGATGCGTCGTCATATCGAAGGCGAACTACATGAACTAGAAGAATATGTAGAGCATCATAAAGCAGAAATTGAAGCAGGCGATCATCATGATCCATCATACTTAGAACTATTTTGTGATCAGAACCCATCTGAACCCGAGTGTTTAATCTACGACGATTGACTTGACAGGATATTAATTTGACTTTAGAATAACCATGTGAGGGGTTCAGAAAATAATATGAAGTTTGAAGATTATATTTTAGGTCATTGGACAAATCGAGCACAAGCACAATCAGATCCAACAAATTGGGTCTCTGTGGAGATTATCTGGAAACGTCACGATGATGGGTTTCAGTCAATGAACTTCAAACGTTGTGAGGGACCTAACTCACCCTATCGTCAGAAGAATCACAAGATCGTTGAAGTGTCTGATACAGAAGTGATAGTAGAAAACTATCATTTAGACTGGACAAGACACGAAGATTGTGATATGATATTTAAGTTCGATGGCAATGGTTGGCATGGTCAACTTGCTGGAGACAAATGTAGAGGTTATCGAGGAGATAAAGTAATCTCTGAGATTCATGTCTACAAAAACAAACTACATACTTGTGACCAGGGTTTAAACCTGGAAACAGGTGAACTTATGTGGGGTAGTACAGAATTGTATCGCTTCACTAAGAAGGGCGAATAGCTCAGCGGTAGAGCTACTCGTTTACACCGAGTCGGTCGGGGGTTCGATCCCCTCTTCGCCCATTTGTCACTTATATTATGGCAAAACCAACTAAAGAAGAGATCATTGATCTCTTATATGACAACTATTCTGACTATTACACACTTCCTCATTATGGTTTGATACCTGATTGGTATCTACGTTATTGGGAACTACATAATATGATTTTTGATTATCTCGAAGGAGACTCTAATGAAACTGCGTAATGCGATCCTCTCTGGATTGATGTTTGGTTTGGCACATGGTGTTGCAGTAAATGCAGAACCAACTAAGGGATACTACACCATGGATGCTATGGGATGTATGCTACTCAAAGAATGCACTAAAGATGTAGAAAAGATTACCTCTTCTGATGATCTTCGTGCAGCATTCCCTGATTCTGATTGGGGTGCAGTTGCCGATGAGTTTGACCGAATTATGGTTGCCTTTAGGAAGATTGGTGTAGATGTTCATCTTGCCGATGAAAAGTATTTTCCAGTCGGTCATCGTGGTGTGTATCATACTGTAAGTAATCATTTTTATCTCAATAAGACATATGTACATCGTCCTCATGTGCTCATGAGTGTTGTTCGTCACGAAGGATGGCACGCTGCACAAGATTGTATGGCAGGTTCTATCAAGAACAATATGATTGCTATTATCAAGAATGAAGAAGATGTGCCTGAGATGTGGGCAGAGATGGCACGGAGAGCATATGCTCTTATGCCCCATGCTATTCCTTGGGAAAAGGAAGCAACTTGGGCAGGTAAAACAGCAGGTATGACGCAAGAAGCACTAGAGTCTTGTGCTCGTGGTACTATGTGGACTGACTATGAACCAACTCCGTTGACTCGGCAATGGTTGAAAGAGAACGGATACCTTAATAAATAAATCGTAAGGATAAAAGCATACAATGCCTACAATTGATGGTATTATTAATGAACCTACAGTAAATTTCGTTGGTAAAGACGGATTTTACTGGTGGGTTGGTGAAGTAGAGGATAACGAAGACCCAATGGAATTGGGTAGAGTTAGAGTTCGTGTTCTTGGATATTATACGAATGTAAGAGGTGGTACGACAGCAGATCTTCCCACCGAAAATCTCCCATGGGCAACAGTGTTGCAGCATACTTGTCAACCAGGTAACGATGGTCAGGGTGAAAGTTCTGGTCAACTGCAACCTGGTGCGATTGTCATGGGTTTCTTCATGGATGGCGAATCCGCACAGATGCCGATTGTTATCGGTGTTATGAGGGTTAAGAAATCTGCGGAGAGCATGGATAAGAAGATTTTTGCCTTTACTGGCGAAAAGATGGAACCTGGTGTTGGTATTAACGTTGCAACAATGGCACCTGGAAATCCTAACTCCAGTATGGCAACTACTAAGGAAGAAGGATATCATAGAGCAAAACAGGATAATACTGTAGATCTTCCTAATCAAAAAGGTGAAAATCGTAGGGATGCTATTTCTGGTGCAGGTTCCCCAAATAACTCGGGCACCGTTATGGCAGGT